TGACATCTTGAAGCAATCTACTGATGAAGCGTTGAAGGCTACGTTCTCTTACATGCCTAAGCAGACCAAGGAAGCTGGCTTTGAAGCTGGTGCAGAAAGCGCTGCTAACTTGATAGTTAAGGGTATGGAATATCCCGGCCTAAGCTTGGTTGCTCCGTTTGCTCGTTTCATGTCTAATGCCATTGCCTTCCAATATCGCCACAGCGTGTTCGGTGCAGCTTCTGGCGCACAAGACATACTGCAGGGTGCGTTGCTGAACAGCGCTGGTAAAGAAGGTGGTGCATACCTTGTTCGTCAAGGCACTGAGAACTTGTCTAAGGGTATTGTTGGCACTGCTGTATTGGCCTATGCCTACGACTACCGCTTGAACAATCAAGACAGCGAATGGTTTAACTACAAACAAGACGATGGCACCACCACCGATCTACGTGCGTTGTTTCCTGCAGGGCCTGTGCTGGCTGTTGCTGACTTCATGGCTAAGCGTAAACTTGGTTTGGAACCAAAGACTGCTCAGCTAACAGAAGCCATCATTGGTATGAAGATGCCAGCAGGTACACAGAACGTATTGCTTGATCAAGTGTTTGCTGCATTCTCTTCTGAGAAAGATGCTGACAAAATTGATGTGATGATTGGTAAAGTTCTTGGTGACTTCACTACTCGTTTCACTCAACCATTCATTGTTAAGAATGCTTACGACTTCCTAGATCTGTTCCGTGATCAAGGTGCTGTTCAGCGCGATCCCAATGTTATTGTTAGCGATGACAAGATTAGTGAAGCAGCAATGAATCGTATTCAGAAGCGCATTCCAATTGCTAAAGAAGGATTGCCTGAGTATCAACCGTATCTGCGTGAAGGCCCTGTATATCAAGAAGGTGAGTTCTTTTCCAACCTTATTGGTGTCAGACAAGTACCAGAGAAGACTGCACAAGAGCGTGAGATTGTTCGTCTAGGTATTGAGCCGTTCAAACTATATGGTGGTGCAACTGGTGATAAAGAATATGACCGTAAGTTTGTTGAACTAGCAAACCCAATGGTTAGTAAATATATTGAACGAATTATGGTTAATGATCGTTATAATGATTTACCTGTTCTTGAACAAAAGGCATCGTTAGCTAATACAGTTAAACGTGCTGTTGACGCTGCTAGGGTAATGACAGAAGCAGAGTTTACTAGCAGCGACATTAATAAAATCCATAAGATGAAGTTTAATAAGTTGCCTGCTGAGCAACGCGCCATCATCAATGACCGATACGCTAAAGACCATAATGGTAAATCCTTAGAAGAATCTAAAGACTATCGTGCTGTGTACAAGTACGAAGCAATGCTTGGTAATCTTCAGTTTGCTTTGGGTGGTATTGTTGCTAAAGGGTTGAAGACGCTGACTAAGGCTGCACCAGAAGTGGCAGAACTGACAGCAGCTAAAGCAGCAAAGACCTTGGACACCACTGAGGTTGATAAGATTGTCAACAAAGCCATTGATGAAGCTGTCACTACTACAACACCATCACCTGTCGTTGAGCAAATGTCGAAGGTGTTGGCAAAGAAGCCAGCACCGGCTAAGAAGCCTGTAGCGCCTCCATCACTGGAAGCAGCTACCCCTGTACCAGCACCAGCCATAAAGGCTCCTGTAGACGTGCTAGAACAGACTGGTGAGGCATTGCCAGCGGTAGCACTACCTAAGAAAGATGTGCTTGATACGTTGTATGACGATCTCTATCCAAGCAAACCTGCTGCCGCACCTGCTCGACCATTCACTGAAGAAGCCTATGTAAAAGGCAAGGCTGAATTGATTGACACCTTTGGTGCTAAGTATGTTGACGACATGATTAAGAATGATCCCAAAGACTATGCAAACATGTTGCATATTTATGCCGGTGACACTCTTGGTTTGAAGAAAGGTAAAGGACTACCTCCGCTTCCTTATGAGGTTGCTGACACCGCCATCGTTAAATACGATGACATGGGCAATCCCATTCCTGTTGGTCAGATTGAAAAGAAAACTGCAGGCAATGTTGTTCCTGAACAAGAGGTGCAATACTCTGGTGAATACTTGACAGGCACCTTTGATAACAAGTCTCTGATTAGTGCCGGTAGAACTAAACGAAGTGAGATTTTGTCTGAAATTAAAGATGCTCGTAATAAGTCTTTTGACAAACTTATTAAAGAACCAATGCTAAAAGGATTTGATCAAGAAGTTATTGCTGTAGCACAGGGCGACTTCAGGGTCAAGGCTAAGCGGGAGGTTGACCCTGCTAATGAGACTGATGTTAAATCTTTTTATGATGTTGCTAATTCTTTGCAGAAAAAGTACAACGACTTAAAAGAGAAATATAAAGATAAGCCTCCTATGCAATTGTTTCATGGACAATCTAAAGGAATGGAACAGATTAAAGAAGAAGGCTTTACAGATCCTCAAAAGTATAAAAAGTCATATCATGATGAATTACTTATTGGTGGTATATCTTTCACTAAAGACATTGGTCTTGGCGTATCTGCTTTGAAATTCGGTGGTAAAACAACAAGTAACTATGCATATACAGAACTTCCGTATGCAACTTACCAGTTTACCCGTATCAATATGCCGACAAAAGAGTATGCTGTGAAAGACATGAACACCATTGCTCAGACCATCACAGGTTCACCAAAGGTTGTTCGCCCTCTATCGCTAGATCGTAACGTCTTCAATGAAACAGAAGATGTAATTGTCGAGGCAGAGAAGTTAAAGACTAAAGGTAAGCGAGATGAGTTGGCGCTGAAGCCTGCTGATGAAGTATTGACAAAGCCTATTCGTGAAGATGGTAAAGGTAAGCTTGAAACAACAGCAGAACGCCGTGATAAATTTCATCAAGACAGGGAACTGTTGCGTAACTACACAGATGTTGTAAGAGATAATGATGCCCCCTTGAAAGACCGTAGGAAAATGGCGTATATGTCTTATAACTTAATTAAGAACATTGCCACTGACCTGCTTGGTGCTGCTGAATCTGTATCAACTGGCAAGGGTCTTGGTCATACTTATCAAAGAGACATGTCTGAGTTTGCTGATCAGATTACTTCAACTAAGAAAATCAATATTGTCATTGATCTTCTAAAAGACATGGGTGCTGTTCAGAAAGCTGATGCTTTGGAAAAGACAAGAAAAGCATTGAAAGATTTATCATATTTAACAGGCACGGAAGAGAGTGGACTTCAGCGTGGAACTCATAAAGAAGTTATTGAATCTCTCAATCAAACGAGAGAGTCTGCACGTAAACTAGCCAAGGGTGGCTTTATAAGCAGACGTTAACGCACCAAAGAGAAAGCCCCTTGCGGGGCTTCTTTGTTTATTCTTCTATTGAAAATTGAGAAAGTGCTTGTTGTTTCTTTTTAGCCTTTCTTTCTAGCGCTTTTTTCTTCAAAGCTTCTGTCCAATCATACTTATGCTCTAGTAAAAATTGCTCTAGTTCAAAGAGTTCGTTAATGATTGAAACAAGCTTTGCATGCTTATCATCAAACTCTTTAGCATCATATGATGTAAAGTCTAAACTAATCCGACGACTGCAATCACTGATTGTTACTGATGCATAGCACGAGTAATCAGCAAGTTCGGCATCACACTCAATAGCAGCCACTCCTTGTTTCTTATTCAGAAACTTACGGCTGTGATATTTAACTTCTTTCATAATTAACTCCGTTGTTGTAGACGATTGATATTGTCGAAATAAGCAGCATCGAATCCACGCTGCCATTCCTGTCCTTGAACTGTTTCACCATCATATTGATTGGTTAGCCAGCCTTTACTGAATGCATAGTAGCCTTGGTTGAATTGAATCTTCAAAGGCGCACGGCGCTCAACGAGCTTTACATTGGTATCTACACTCATATCATACTCCTTTACTAGACAGTTCTTCACGAAGCAGATAGCCCTCAAGAGGCCACAGCTTTTCAATAGCATCAGCATAGCTGTATTGCTCACCAAGCGCTTTGTTAAACATTGCTGGGTCAGCACAAGCACTGGTGCCAAGCACAACATATCCATTCACCATTGTCATGATGCAAATGGTAGTGGTTGTTTCTGGCAGCACAACATACGTAACATGCTTAATTCTGTCTTGCATGTATTGCATGGTAACTTTAGATCGACGAGGTTCTACGTTTGGATAGTTCATATGTATCTTTCAATTGAGAAATCTTCAGGTTGTAACAATCAGACTTTACCACATACTTGTTAGCAGGGTCAATATCTCCTTTCTTCATAAACACAGCATCTTCTAAATAGGCAAGCTTATCATACAAGCCTAAGTACCAACCAACTGTAAAGTCATTCTTTACACGAACAAAACAGTAGGCGTCACAAGCTTGCTTAGTGTTTAAGTTAGCAACGCTGCACTCATAGTAGGGCAAAGGAACAGCGCTAGTTTGCTTTGTCTTCACATCAATCTTAACACCGTTGTCCAGTACAAGATCGTAGTCGAATGTGTTGACTAGCTCACCACCAAGAACCTGCTGTGCAATGTCTTCACCAATGAAGCCAGCAATGTTGCCTGCTCCACTGGTGATGCTGTTGTACAGCTTGCCCATTGCTGCAGCTTTGTCTCTGGCTTTAATCAGCATGTCTGCTGTGATTGCCACTTCAATCATTGGTTGTGTCTTCGTAGTTTGTCTTAGCGATGATGTATTCCTTCACCAAGCTACTACGCACAATGTCATCAGTTCCAAACTCAAAGCGACTGAACTGTTTCATCCTGTCAGCAATGGATAGAAACTTAGGCAAACCAGTCTTGTCATCACGCTTACGCAGATCTGTCTGTCTAATGTCTCCACAGAAGATAATCTTGCTAGTGTGACCAACACGAGTGATGATGGTGTCGAGTTCTTCAAAGTTCATGTTTTGAATTTCATCGACCAGCAAGATGGAGTTGGTAAACGTTGTTCCGCGAATGAACGATGTTGAAACAAACTCAGCGTAGTTCTGCTCACACAGTCTGTCCCAAGCATCCCGGCGGTTGAACAGATCTGTTGTGATCTGACGATAGGG